GATTTCTTCTTTAAGGAATTTTTGTGCGCGAGGGTCATTTTGCATGTCTTCCGCAAGGGTAATAATGTTATGACCATTACGTGCTTGTTCCAAGCCTTCAACTACTGTAGTAGGGTAAGCTTGTTGTGCACTTGGTTGTGCTACAATGTCAACAGTTACAAAATTGAAACCAGTTACACCACCATCTTCATTAACCTGTCCTGCGCCTCGTGATGATACACCAAGTGATACACCAGATTCCGCAAGCGTCTTCGCAATATTACCCATAGGGGTATTGAGCAATTTTGCTTTACCAATCGCATTATTACCTTCAACCCGAAGGTCAGTAATAACATGAGAGATTCTATCAAGGTTAATTGAAAGTGTTTGTGGGTGGTCAAGTTCACCAAAGATACCGTTTGTTTCGTTAATACGTTGCATACCTAAAGTAACAGCAGCTTGTATTTCGTTCATTGGGTACATACGACCATTTCTATTTTTAATATTGCCTTGCATAAAAATGCCGTTCAACCACATACTCTGTCCGTCAGCTCTTCAAAAAGTAATTGTTCTTGCATAGTAAAATCCTTTTACTTAATCGTTAGATTATTTGTCAGTTGTACCTAAGTCGAATTCGCGACCGTCGTTAAACTTAGCTGGCTTAGGTGTTTTTTCCAAAACCTTAGCTGGCTGTCTTCCGCCTTTCTTAAATTCAGTCTTACCAACTTTATCACCGTCAAGTTCTTTTGCAGCATTTCCATGCTTCTTCAAAGTTTTCTTGCCGCCGTTTTTGAACTTAATCTTACCGCTGATAGCGTCAGACATCACAGAACCAGAGCGAGCGAATTGTGCAGAACGGTCTTGCTCGTCTACCTTTTCTTCTTCGTCGTCATCATCGTCGTCATCGTCTTTTTTAGACTTTTTCTTGAAAGGATTTTCTTTCTTGTCTTTCTTGTCCTTTTTGTCGTCGTCCTTGTCGTCGTCGTCATCATCGTCGTCACAAGATTCACCCATGATTATTTCACGCATCTTAGCCTGAAGATAATCGTGAAAACTCGCATCCGCTGCTTCTACATCATCTGTAATTAATGATTCAAGCATTTTGTGAATTTTGTCAACTTTTGCTTTAGAACTTTGTCCTTTGTTTACAGTACGAACTTCTTTGTCGTAGTTTTTTGAACCCCTAGCCATTTTAAACCTCTTTTATTTTAATCGTTAGTTTCTTTGTCGTCCTGAGCGTCTGGAATAACACCATGTAGCACTTCCTGCATCTTTCCTTGCAAGTAGTCATGGAAGTTTATTTCCGCCTGTTCATTCTTATCATCCATTATGTTATCCAGCATATTATCAAGCTGTTCATTGTCAGACATAACTTTCTCCTATTATTTATGTAATTTTATATTATTTATCAACTTTTTACTTCGGTGTGCCTTCTGGTGGAGGTGCAGCGCCGCCTTCACCACCTTCTGGTGGAGGTTCTGCACCCATACCTAATTCAGCTCCACCGAAGCCGCCGCCCATTCCACCGCCGCCTACGCCGCCCATACCCGCTTCTTCGGGGGCACCATAGATAAGCTTAAGGTCGTTAGGGTCTTTGGAATCTGGGTCGATGCCAAGTTCTTCACGTTTAAGACGTTCGTTCGTAATTATTTCTTCTTCTGTCATTTGTAAGTAACGCTTCATAGTGAATCGTGGCGAGAAGTATGGAATACCATCAGCTGTTGTATATGCACTTAATAACTGACTATCCAATTCAAGCTGGCGGTACTTACCGAAGTTAGAAGGTTCAGGTAACAATATACGATACATTGATTCATCAATACGTATATTTGCTGAACGCAAAAATTCTTTAAATTCTGCGTCGATGACACGTTCCATGTAAGCTTGCAAACGCTCTACATATAATGAGAAGCGTAATTCTTGAATATATGCTATGCCAACTTTACCGTCATTCCATACGGAACCACCATCAGCAGACTCTTGCATGTAGGAAATTGGAATCTTTAATCCGCGCCAAATCTTATGTTGGAAATATTCAAGGTCAGACAATTCACCAAGACCTTGACCACCGGGTAATGTTTCAACTTTAGAACCACGACCATCGGGGCGAGAAGCAAAATAGAAGTCCTCTGACATTGAATGTGGGTTGTAGGTTGAATCGACCTGCTGCTGACCACCATTTAACGTAGGTATCTTCTTCTGTTTAATTTCGTTCTTAATGTTTTCGAGATACTGCTTAACACGGCCGGGGTGCATCTTACCAACATCAATGTAAAATACACGACGTTCTGGTGCACGCTGAATACGATAAATCAATACAGCATCTTCTAATAATTCTTTTTGTTTGTGAGAGCGATAAATCGCACGTAAGATAGATTCACCAAATGGTTGGGTATCTGACATATCATCACTTAATGAAAAACGAATGATTTGGTTAGCTGGAATAATCTCCGATTCTTGTTGTGTATCTTGTTTGGCGCCAAGTGGCATTGAATATCCGCCAGACTTTGGTTTTTGAATATCATTCTTAACCTGCCACGCCACAACTTTAGTAACATCATGCTCGTCTACTACCGCTGCGATTACATTCTTAGGGTGAATGAACTGCCACTTGTCTCCCATCTTTTTACCTTTGCGGAAGAATACATCACCATACTTAACCATTAAGCGTGCTGTACTATAAAGACGACTTGGGAAATCATGCATTTGCCCCCAACGACGAAGCGCTGCTTTCAGGGTTAAGACTGCCGTTGATTCTACGTTATCTTCATCTTCTGTGAGGATGTCTAGCTTGAGAGGTTCTTTTGTTTTTGGATTGTTGCCAGTCATTTCTTCGGCAATTGTATCTAATGCACGCGATACTTCAATATCGTTGTCCATTAAATCATATTCACGATAACGCGTCATCCTTGAAGCAGAACCCTGAATTAATCTTTGATACCATGTATAATTGTTATACGCACCAACGTCACCCATTTCCTGTGAGTCGGTCATCTTCGTTGCCGAAGATTGCGGTGTTACAATTTTAAAATGACCAGTGAAGTTTCCAGCTGCCATGTTTTATTCCTATATTACAATAATTTGTAAGTATTTATGATTTTAATTAACTGACAGCCCTACCATCAGGCACTGCAAAATAACGTTGTTGTTCTTGTAATGCTTTTGCAGTCTTATCTAAGGCTTTCGCTTGGTCTGTGTTTGCATCGGTTGTAGATATTAAATATTCATTTAACATCTTCATCGTGTCGGAAAGTTCAACTAATACCGATTCTTGTGTTTTGCCTTGTGCTATTGTTTCTTCTTCCAATACAGTTTCTTCTTGTCCTGCTTGTGGTGCACCACCAGCCAAATCACGGGCGACGATTGCACCAGACATACCAATAGAAGCGGCGGTTCCTATGCCGGGGATAAGACCTGCGGCGCCTGATAGTAATTCCATACCAGCGCCAACAAAGTCGCCATCTGCCATACGGGCACCCATTAATCCGAGACTTACAATAAGACCAATACCGGGGATAGCTTTTAGTGCGGTTTTGCCTGCGGCTTTACCAAGACCCATAGCGGCGGCTTTGCCGCCTGCACTCGTTGCGGCACTGGCTGCGCCTTTCGCAGCAACAGGCGCCCCGGCCTTTCCTGCCATTTCAGCAACCTTTCCCGCACCCGCCTTAACGGCATTCACACCAGCACTTTTAAGAGCAATACCCGCAGTTTTAACTGCTTCAACAGCACCGCCGATACCCAACAGCTTACCAAGCATACCGCCGCCGCCACCACCAAAGAGTTTACCAAGCACCATTTTACTTAATATTCCAGTAATAGCATACCCCGCTGCAGTTGTTGCCATACCTATCAAATCAGTACCAATACCGGCGACACCGCTTTTGTCGGCTTGGCGGAAGTAACTCACACCTTTCAAAATTTCCGACAAAAACCCTTTTATTTCTTTTGTTTCAGCTAATTGTTTTTCGTTAAATTTAAGACCTTCACCAGTTTCTGTTTCAAAGGTATCAGCAATTTGTGTAAAGCCAGTTTTATCTGCCATCATTTGCATTGTCATTGCCTGACCTATACTAGCACCAGAGCCTGACATTTGTCCAAACTTCTTAGATGCCTTTGCTTGAATCTCTGCCATTTCCTTTTCGGCGGCGGCTTTTTCTTTTGGTCCCATTGTTCTGTATCTTGTTTGCAAATCGAACAATTTGGCGCCTTCACCACCCATACCCATAGCACCCATCATAGCACGCGTCTTGGCTGCTTGCTTCATACGCTCTTTAGGATTCATCTTATTAAGGGATTGGAATGTTTTCTGTAATTCTTTAGCACGCTCAATTGTATAACCCATCGTCAAATATTCTGCTTGGCGTTGTTGTACACTCAGTAAGTATGCTTTTCGTTCATCTTCTTGAAGTCCCAATAGCGTTGAGCGCATACCTTGGTCGTTGATAAGTTCTTGTGTCAAATTACCAAATTCTTCAACAGTGTAGCCCAATGCACGATAATTCTTTTCATACATCGTTGTTTGTTGTGCGACCGCATCACCTAAATCATCTTGCGATACACCAATACGTGCCATGTTCTTATTGAACATCATTGCGCCTTTGGCGGCTTCTTCATTACTATATGTTAAATGTCTAAGGGAACCCGCACTCTCTGACAGTGATGCTACAAAATCAACACCCACCGACTTTGCCGCTAAACCTTCCTGTCTGGTGTCTTTCAGAATCTTCATATAATTCATTTGGGAGACACCCATTTCACTTAAACCTTTTATCCACCCAGCATCAGCCGTTGCTGTTGCTTGTGCAAATCGCTGTTCTTCTTCTACAGTCGTTGCAAACTTTTTGGTTATCTGTGATATTGCACGACCAAGATTACCAAGTTTTGTTTTAGCAATATCGTACTGCTTTGAAAGGTTTTTAGAGGCTGTTTGGTGCTGACGAATAGTTTTTATTCTTTTTTTGTTGGCTTTTAATTTATCCTCTGATAATTTTATACCATCTTTAATTATGTGAGTTTGTTTTTGGCTGGCATTGGTAAGAGGCTTAAACATTTCAACCCCTTCTTTTTTAAGGGAGGTGCCTGCGTCTTTAGCAGCCTTCTCCAATTCTTCAAGTGCGGCTTTTAACTCTTTTTCGCTTTCAAATTTTTTCTTTGATACTTCCCCCATCTTCCTTGCAAATTCGGCATATTTGTTTTCACTCTCCAGAGCTGCCGCCATACTCTTAAAGCCGTCCTTTATATCAGTATTGCTTTTCAGTTCTTTATTAAGGTCTTTTAAAAGTTTGGCTTCTCCTGCGGCTAGTACTTTTTTCTTATCGTCGCTTTTATTAATGGCGTCAACAATATCCGAATTATCACCCGCACCACCGATGGGAGCTTTTGCAAATATTGACGCATCTTCTCTGATGCCTCTTGCAATCCGTTTTATATCATTGTCAGTTATTACACTTTCAGCCATTTTTTTAACCTATTTTCAGTATCTTATATATTTATATCTTATGCATTTAGTAGATTTTGGGTAATAAATAATCATATAAATAAGCATATAAACAGAAAAATAGGAACATATTATGGAACCGAATACAGAAATACCAATTATCACCGAATCCGAAACTACTCATGTGGTAGAAGTGAACCCACTATTAGCACGCGTGGAAATGCCCGGAAGTACATTTCAATTACCATCACGTGGACTGTTTTACAATAACGGCGAACTACGCGATGATGTTGAAGTTGGTGAAGTTCATGTTAGTCCTATGAGTGCGTATGATGAAATCCTTATGAAAACACCAGACCAACTATATTCGGGTCAGGCTGTAGAAAAGGTATTTAAACGATGTATACGTCAAATATTAAAACCCGGTGAATTGATAGCGAAGGATGTTGACTTCTTACTCGTTTGTCTGCGTCAAGTTACATATGGCGACGATATGGAAGTTTCATATACCCATACATGCGAAGATGCGAAGACACAAAACTATATCATTAAATTGTCTGACTTCTTATCCTCCACTAAGAAAATAGACCCAACCACTGTGGGTAAGGTGTATACTACAACATTACCAAATGGACAAGTTGTAAAATTACATCCATCCAAATTTAAAGATGTAATTAAAATGTATCAGGAAACTGAAGCTTCCAGTCAGTCACCAGAATCAGAATTAGATATGGCTGTGTTTATTATACAAAGCATAATACACTCAGTGGATGATATTACCAATCCACAACACATTACGGAATGGATACGACAAATTCCTGCTGGCTGGTTAGGTGACCTAACCACTGTGATAGAACAGGCTAGTGACTTTGGACCCAATTTTACACTACATACACAATGCAAAGACTGTGGTGAAGATATTGAAATACACACACCAGTGAATCCGATAAGTTTTTTTATGTGACGCGGAAGACAGGCGATGCTGAACAGATTAATCTGATGTATGTAAGGTTGAACCGCGATACCAAAACAATTATTAATAACGCTATCCAATTAGCATATTTCATGCGAGGGGCGATGATATATAATGACATAATGTATACTATGTCATTCGTTGAACGAGATATGGCTATGGCGTTTGTCAATGATAGATTAGAGTCGGAGGGGAAAAATCCCCATCCTGTATATTAAAAAGGGGGCTTGGTGCCCCCCTTTTTTATTTAAGTTTATCCGATACAGCGTTTGCTATAACTTCTGCGTCGAAGGTTTGTTGTACCGTAGTACGACCAGTGATTATATGGAACATATTACCATCTAGTGAAGATTCGGGTAGTGAAATATTATTAATTGCGGGTGCAATTCCAACAATGGCGCCGTAAGTTAACATTATCCACGTAAACCAGTAAACCATTGGTATTGCTAGTGAGAGAGCTATACATCCCAAAACGCCCATTAACCAAACAAAATCTTGAATGGGGTTGTTATTATCCCAATTAGCGGCTAAGATTTCTTTGTAGGATTCTGTAAAGAAATTAAACACCACGCCTGCGGGATAGCCAAGTATATTAACCATTATATTATATACGTGGTCATACCATGCAATGCCCGGCATAAACAACGCAACAACAAACCATAATAGTAGAAGCTGGATGCCTGTTATCCAAATACCAAAAAATAAACGCATAATATATTCCTCTGTTTCGATGGATACATTATAACACAATTAGGTTACATCTGTCAAGGTTTTTGTAACCTAATTCAAAGGTGTTATTATTCAATAGGTTACAGTGGTCTAAAAGAGTCTATCCACCATTTGGGAATCATTTTGTACGAACGTTCATATAGATAACCGAAACTGGCATCTAATATGTATACTGTACCTTCATCATCCAAGCCACGGACGATACGACCACCACCCTGTATTACACCTATAATAGCACGCCTACGGTACCATTCTTCTGACATTTCCATGCGGCGTTTTATCCACTGGTCACCAAGGTACCCGAAGGGGGTTTTAACAATCATGGCGAAACGGGCTAAGTCGTCCTTTAAGTCCAATCCTTCTGTAATAGACGGACTGATTAAAATGGATGGTGATGTTGAATCGATGTAGTGGTTAATTGCTTCTTGGCGGTTCATGTCACTATCAGGATTATGACAATAAATGTTGTGGTTTATTTTACCACTAAGTTCTTGTACAAGCCATTCGGCAATGGCATAATTTGCTGTATGTAAAATACCAGAGTCTTCTTCATGTATATCAAGCAACCCAGTGATGCGTTCTATCATATCGGAACGTCCACCTGCATTTTCTGGATTATTCCAAGAAGCATTCATTTTCATTACTGGCATGTAAATGACAGGTCTATTATTTACATCAAATTCAGACGGTAGTGTTAAGAATGAAACCTCAGCTGGGTCAATACCCAAGTCATAACAAAAGGTGTTTTTATTAAGTATCGTCGAAGACATGAATAAAAATTTATCAGCCATTGGTTTAATTATTTTATGGAATGAGTACGAGCCTTCGATACGCTTAAAACAGAACATAGTTTTATCCCATGTTAAGACAAAGTTATCCTTTATGTATTCAGGTGTACGTAGTGTCAAATCTAACACATCGGCTATATGACTACCCAGTTCCTCTGTTTCTTTTATTTTATTTCCTTCTGCTCGTGTAAGTTCCGCACCTTTTTCGAATAGTGCCTCACAGTCAAATTCCATATCATTTAGTTCTGATTCCAACGTGGGCAAATATTCGTCTTTTATCCACGTAATAGCGGAGTTCATTTCGGTTTGTGATTTGAATTTAACGTCGTATTTCTTACACATGGCATATGTGATATCAACCAAGTCAAAGTCAACCAAGTGCTGTTCTAATGTATGGGCTTCATCTAATATCATTAGCTTGCGCTTTTCGAATGTATCTGTATATTGGAATGAAGTTAATGCAAGCTTATAATTAAGTACCGTGTTGTTTGCATTCCGTGCGTTAATTTTTGCTGTCTTATGTGGACAATGTTCACATGCAGGTTTTACCAAAGAACCAATCTTACAGCTGGCGCCTTTGCTTTGACATTTGTAATTCGATTTTCCGTGAAGTGAAGAAAGAAATTTCTTACCTAATTGACTAAAGTCCTTTTCGTATTGGTCTTGTAATATGCGCTGTGGTGTAAGTACAAATGAACTACCCGCGCCTTTGGTTAGGTATTTGGATAAACTAAGCCCAAGTAAGCTTTTACCTGAACCAACAGGTAATTCCAATATCAGGTATTTGTGGTCGTTAGTTGTCAGCTCCTCTTGCATCCATTCCAAAGCTAGTTCTTGGTTCTTACGTAAATCAAATTCAGGTATAGCCCAATAATCTTTTATGTCATCTGTCATTTCGTTTTTCTTCTTTTTATTAAATTAATTTTAACCAGTTTATCACAAACCAAGTCAAATGGCAATAGCGCCCCACGAACAAGTTCGCAGGGAATAATAAAGCATATCTTCCGCTGGCGCGTCAGCTATGCTTTATTATTGGGTTTTTTAATTAATACATGATTTTTAAAATGATTATGAGAAAAGCCCCGTCGCCGTTCAGAACAAAAAACATTCAAGGTCAGGATAGGACGGGTGACTATCTACCTAGCGGACACTACCGCCATACGTGGGAAAACTGGAGCATTGTAGTATGCTTGATTTCTACCTTTGATATCAATAAAGATACCTAACTTGGACTAGCCACAATAACTTGGGCAACGTACATTTTCTGTTGGTGATTGCAACAGCATGTCCTAACTAGCGGACTATGATAATCACTTCTACTTTTTAAGTTTGTTTAATAAACGATAGTAATTGAATGTAACCTTATTTTTTAATTTTAATAAGGTTATTAGTTTGCGTGGTTTGCGGAGCCATTCGGCTAGTTTTGAATTATATAAAACGTATATCACATAGAAGCAAAGACCGATTATATAATTTATAATACGACCTGTAATTGTGTTTCTTGATATTCCGGTTTCCATGTTTCTTTATTTTTATTATTATCTTTTATTTTATTTGCCAAATATTCATAAACATTTGGTCTTGTATCTGACTTTTCTATAGGGTCAGTATTATTCGCGTTCAAGTATAACCGACATTCTTCACACTTGTCAACTATTTTTTTCAATTGTTTTAATTTTAATTCTTCCTTATGGTTATCGAAAAAGTTTAATAATGATATCCAGTAGTAAAAATCAATGGGAGAGTCGGAGGATAATAGGGTTTTTAATTCTTTATCATACCGACGATTCACTTAATCGCCCCAGTGGGCTGTGGGTTTGTGGACGCCTAGTCCACCAATACGGAAACCACCACCAGCGGTTTCGATAATTTTAATGAGTGTTTCTTTCTTACAATCTGGACAGGTTGTAAGACTTGGGTCTTTCATGCTGTGTTCAACTTCAAGAAGGACATCATGGATATCGCATTTTTCGTTGGTGCATTTATATGTATACGTTGCCATTATTTACCTTTATTATTTGATTCTGCAGTCTTGGCTATCCAATAAGCATCTGCTAAGTCACCCAAGCCTGTAGTTTTCTTTACTCCTAAACCGATAAAATAACTATGTACCGATTCTGGTAAACTTTCAATCATTTCTTCTTTCTTTGCGCGCCCACTACCAGTTGCAAATTTCTTTGCTGATGTAGGTGCGATGATTATAATTTCACGTCCTTTGACTTCCTGTAAGTGTGATATGATTACAAACTGCAATCCACCTAAGTCGCGTGTAACGTTTCCACGCATTCCAAATGCCAAACCTTCAATGGCTATCATATCTGGTTTAAATTCGTCTACAATCCCCGCTAAGTGGATTGTTATTTCATGCGCCTGTGCAAATCGATTTACGCTCTTATCCGCTGAAAATTTGTGTCCTTCTAGTAAGGCACCATTTTCAAGTAATACGATACCTGTAGACGTATAGCTTTGGTCAATACCCAAAATCTTCATTATAAAATTGCATCCTATATAAACTTTGTGTATTTATATAGGATGCGTTAGATTATTCGAATTTCATTACTTCGGACTGTACAGTGCCGATTAAGTCGATTAGTTCGTCCAATTCTTCTTCTGTAAATGAAATTTCTTCCATTGCTGTTCGGTATGGATTTGACCAAGCAAGTTCTTGACTCCTGTTAGTTTTATACCACGATGCTTCATAATTGTCCGTTAAACCACCACTGAACGGACTATCCCATGTGGTATATTCTTTCGACCATCCGCTTGTTGGAACTAACCATGCGTCAATTTTGCCCATTACCGATTCAAGCTTTTCTAATGTTAGTGCTTCTTCTGGTGGTGTATGTAAAGCAGTACTTACTGCCATTAAATCATTAATGATATCTTTATCGATTTCTTTTCTAATCTCATTTGCCATATTATCTACAGCTTCTTGATGTACGTCAACCTTTGCTAAATCTATTCCAACGTGCACGCCTGCATCATATCGCGGTAGCCCGTCACTAGATGGTGGACTTAATTGGCTAATTGACTTAAAATCAATAGTAGGCTTTTCACTGCCTACTGGTGTTTTCTTTGTCATAGGTGCGCAAGATGTTGGAGCATTGGGGATTTTTAAACCTTCCCAAAGCCTTTTTTGGAAATATTCAACGTCGGATAATTCACCTAAGCCCTGACCACCGGGTAATGTTTCAACTTTAGAACCACGACCCGCAACACTTCTTGGAAATATAAAGTCTTCTCTCGTACATCTTGGGTCATAATATCCATTCTTGTCGTATTGGGGGTAATCTTTGGTTTCGGCTTTTCTCTTGTCCATAAATGCCGCCACTTTTTCTTTGTAGTCGCTACCAGCACCTCTTGGCGACACACCCAATTTAGCGGGTGCTTTCATCATACTAGGTACATCTTCTGTGATTATTTCTTTATGAATGGCGACGATTTTCGCATCACCGTCAATAGAATACGTCGCGGTTACATATAAGTTTTCGCAAACTTTAGCAACTGTTATTTCCGCTTCCGTGTACTTATTCGGCATTATTGCAGCAATCCTTGTCGCCACCGCTTTTTCAATTAATTTTTTTGCATCTTTACGCATTCCACCATCAGTGTAGCTGGAAGTAATACTTTCCATTATTTTCATTGTGTAGTTGTAAAGTTCTTTGTCGTTGCCTTCAAACATTAAGTTTCTCCGAATATATTTTCTTTATATGTATCTATCAAGAGAAATATATTGTATACCTATCACACAGCTTGGCTGATGCTACTAAAGCCTTTCTCCATTGTGACGGTCAAAGTCTTATCGAATATACCACTAACCTCATCACGGTGGGAAATAATAAACAATGTCAAATCATCTTCACGAGCCTTGCGTTTCAGCATGTGTGCAGCATTCTGTACACCGACGCTGTCAAGACCTACATCCAATACTTCGTCAAGCATGCATACGTTTACACTGTCAAGAGAACGCTGTAACACATCACGGAAACTGAAAGAGAGTGCTAAATTAACCCTAGCTTTTTGACCACTGGAAAGGTTTCCAAAGTCTAACTGTCTTCCAAATTGTGAAATGTGTGCTGTCATTTCTTGTGTAAATTCAACACGATGTGGTAGACCAAGGTCATTTAAGTAACCACGCAATCTACCGTTCAAGAATGCAAGATTCTTGTTCAATAAGTTCTTACGAATGAAGCTATCCTTCTTCGTCAACAACTTCAACAGATAATTCTGATGTGTCATTAATTTGTCAAGATGGTTAATTACATCCATGTCAATCTTTTCAAGTTTCACTTTCAATAAATCTTTATAGGCTTCTTGGTGTGGGTTTTTAGTCTTCTTCAATTCTTCGACCTTTTCTTCAAGTCGTGATTTATTACCCTTGACTTCCCAAAGTTCTTCTAATGATTTGAATTCAATCTGTTCAATTAGTTTGGTTAATGCTTCCTCGCCCAATTCTATATCCTGAACGATAGCAAGACGGTCAGTATCAAGGTCTAATAATTCCAAGTCAACCACCTCTACTATGCCATCCAATTCTCCCATTCGCGTTTCAAGCTTTTTGGAATCTTCTACATTGAATGGATTTTCTGTAGCATGTAATTCTTCTATCTTTTTAAATAAATCTACGCGTAGTTGACGTTCAGTATTAATCTCGCCTTCGGTATATGTAATTGTACTGGCAACCACATTCAAATCATCGGCGGTGGTATCTATTTTCTTATCATAATCTTCTAAGCTTTCTTTATATACATCAACAGTAGCTGTACTTTCTTTTATGTTTGTATTACATTCAGCAATCTTATCTTCTGCTGATTCGTATTTCTGTAAACAATATGGGCACTTAGCATCTTTAAGATGTGTAAGCTGCTCTTCGTCTTTTTTAATTTCTGCTTTAATGTTGGCAATCTTATCGAGTACAATTTCCCTGCCAGCAACCAACTTACTTTTGTTATCAGTTAATGTTAATATGTCATGATGAAACTTTTCCTGACTATCTAAGATAGCATCATCAACTAAACCTTCTTTGGCTTCTTCATGGGCTTGTATGTTAGCTTTATGGTCAAAATTCCATACATCTACTTTATCTTCAATGCCACCCAGCTGCTCATCCAACATCGTCATTTCTTTTTTGGTTGATTTCAATTCGGCAACAAACTCTTTAATTTTTGAATCTATTTCGGTAAGTGTCAAACTCAAAGAAGTTACTGATTCGTTTTGTTCTGTTACATCATCAAATAATTTTAGTTGACCATCAATATCGTATTTGTTTAATGCTTTCAATTCTTTTTTGACAGCAGCGCTTGCAACTTTGTTTTCTTCTACCCAATCATCCACGCGGTCTTTTGCTGTAGTTAATAATGTAGCATGCCTGTCATGTTCTTTTTCCAACTGTTCATTATGCTTCTGTTTGATTTCCAAAGAAGTTTTTGTATCCTTCATTGCGACTTTCAATAATCCTGCTTTTTCGGATAGTCGTACAAGACGGAATAATTCTTCCATAATATCGGACTGATTAGCCTGTGTTGCATGTCGTACAGGAAGGTCAAGGAACGGTGTATGTGTAGCCGAAAAAGCTACAATACGGACAAACAACTCATGGGGAATTCCCAATGCTTCCGTAATATAGTCGTTTATGTGCTTAACGCTATCGGGTGTTACGTCCTGTTCGGTGTTAACACTCATGTCCAATTCGACGCCCACTGGACGACAATAGACCTTAGCATAATTACCTAAGCCCTTTTCCTTACGAACCCGCTTAACTACATAAAGTTTATCATCTTTTTGGAATTCAACAATAACTTCAAGGTGTGTATTATTGATATTATTGACCAGATTGTCCATGGAAATGTTTGAAACGGGCTTACCATAAAGCGCGAAGACAAGAGCATTTAACCATACTGTCTTCCCAACTCCATTTGCCCCCGTTCCAGATGCCGTGTTGTCTAAATCTTCGCCAACTATTAACGTGGTACCACCGGGGTCTAAGTTGATAACTGTCGGTGCGGCACCATACGATAGGAAATTTTTTATTGATAGTGTTTTAAATTTTATCATAACCTTATTTTAACTTTTTTATTTTTTATTATTATGTTACAAACTAATGTATATGTCTTCAAGCATGTCGTTGTCAATGTGGTCGGATTCAATATCACCCAACATTTCAACAACCATTTCGTCTACAGTACCAAGTTCGCCATCTAAATCAACTTCAACTTCCGTTTCAGTCTCAGTTAGGGCTTCGTCGATTTCTGTAGATTCTGTAATAGTAAATTCGCGTAAGTCATTGTTTTCAATATAAGTCTTCTTGATTTCAATGCTTTCTTCGTAGCTGATTGGGATATCAGCAACCACCTGCACGCGTGCATTAGGGTACAAAGTTATGCGGTCTTCAAGCACATCCGATAATTTACCCTTAATGTATTTGGGGCACACTTCCCAATCGATGAACTTCATATCATCAGCAGCATGGTCAAATATCATCATTCCACGTTCGACATCACCC